CCTTACTTGCTTGGTTCTCAGCAAGTGCAGTCAAATACTCATAGCCATTAACATTCTTAGCTAATCCTGCCTTTTCAACCAAACCCTGAACAATATCATTTGGTTGGTCAATCAATCTGCTTTCAAGGAAATTTGCAGTAGTACCCTTGGCTTTGGATTGGACAATGTATGCGTTATAGGCTAGATCATTCAGGTTCTTGCCCAAGTCAGCAATGACGGGATTAGGAACACCAATGCGGCGTAATTCTTCTAATGCGTCAAAAGCCTCTTGAGGAGATAGATTGTCCTTGTCCAAGTAGTTGGCAAGCATCTTTGATGATGCAGTTGCTTGGTCACCAATGCCTGATGCGTTAAGCACATTCTTGATTAACGAGCCAGCCTTATCAATAACAATAGGGACAGTACCGCCCAAAATACCACCCAAAATACCACCCATAACAGTGTCAGAAAAAGCATCTTTCTCAGAATACCCGTACCCTGATAAAGCACCAGTAGTAGCACCAACAGCAGTACCACGACCCGCCTGACCCGTTAATGTTGTACCTGTAACCAATGCTTGCGCTTCGGGTGCTAACTTTGCAACTTGACGGGCTGCACCAAAAGGTAAAGCAATACCACCAGCCAACTCCAATGGAGTCTTAACCAGTGGCATATCTTCACCAAACTGCTTTTGTTGTTCACGCAATTGATTTCGCTGACGCTCATAGTCAGCACCACTAATAGAACCTGTACGCAATGCGGCTTCAAGTTCATCTAAAGTGCCAAAGGTTAAACCTTGACCAAATGCCCTTGCTGATTCAGCAAGGGGTGAATATTGGGTGTTTTCTTGAAATACTGAAGTTCTAGCTTCACCTTCAGCTAAAGGTAATTTTGTGTAGTCAGTCATTATGGCTTCACCCTTCTAGTCCCTTTGGGGTCAACAAAAACACTTCCTGATGGATACTTTGGATTCTTCAAAAATGCGTCAACATCTCGTTGTGTAAATGTCTGTGGCTCAAATCTCAATGTTTCGATTGGAACTTCAGGCAATTTAGCGCCAGCATTAACCCTGCGTCTTTCAATTGATTTTTGTGCGTCAGATACTTTCCTAGCGTTAAGTTCAGCCAGTGTATTGATTGCTTTAGCGGCATCAACTTCAGATTCAGCGCCTTGCAATTCTTTGATTGATCTTGTGGCATCACCCTCAGTTTGAGTACCTTTATTCAGGCGTAAAGACTCATTGACAAGACGGGTCTTGAATCTCTCAAAGTCATTTCTAGCAACTACATCAGGGTCATTTGAACCAGCCGCACTTCTAACCGCAATAGATGCACGATCTTTCAAGCCAAACTTAATATCACCACGTTTGATACTGTTTACATAGTCATAAGCCTCAATAGCTAGATTTCTAGCCGCACTAGCATTGCCATAGTCAGCTTCTTCATCTTTAGCCAAGTCTGGTCTGAGAGGTTTGTTGGCTTTTTCTTCTTGTTTTCTTACAATTTCATCCTGCTTCATTTGACGATTAAATGCAGCATTCTGTTGTGCAAGAGCATTATTAGATTGTGCAATAGCAAGATATGCTTGTGAGTTCTGCAATCCTTGAGACTTAAAGCTGTTCATCATGTCTTGATTAGCTTTAATCTGCACTTGATTTTGCTCAAACTGTTGAACTCTTTGAGTCATGTCAGTCAATTCCTTGACCTTGGCATCAACCTTTTCAGGGTCAATCATTCCCTTGGTCAAGCTATTTGAATATTGAGTTGCAAGAGTTTGAACATTTTTCGGAATGGTTGGGTCTTGAGTAAATATCTTGAATGGGTCATCTTCAACAGCACCAGCAGCACCCAACTGACGCAAAGCAGGAAGAACTTTAGCTTGCTCAGATATAGCCGCACGACCTTGAGGGAATGAAAGCAGTTGAGCCTTAACTTGCTCATTGATAGTGCCATCAGGGTTCTTAAGTTGACCAACCAATTCATTAGCCCTATTGGTGAGACCTTGAGTCTGCATACCCATACCACGCTCAGTAAGGTAATCAGTCAATTTATAACCCTGCAACTGCTGTTCTTGAGCCTGTTGCTTTGCCTTCATCATCTCATTGCGTAAGATAAATGCAGTTTGGGTATCCCCACCTTGCAATGCCATTTGAATAGCTTGAGCATAGGAATCAGGGTTAGACGGGTCAATCATTCCCAATATCTGCTGTCTACGAGCAATTAACTGTAGTTGTGGGTCTTGACCACCCAAAGCACCGCCAATAGCACCGCCTAACTGTTGACCAGCACGAAAAGTCCCATAGTTGGCACGAGCCATTGGGTCAAGATTTGCATACTGAATAGCTTGCGCCTGTTGTGCTTGCTGTTGAGCAAGTTGGTACTGTTCAGGGGTAGTAAATAAACCAAGAATTTCTGAGGTTGCCATGATTATTCCTTAATAGTCGTAAATTGGTGTTCCAGATGAGGTAAATTCATTTCCCATATTATCGAAATAATTACTTTGTCCACCAAATTTTATTCCACCAAACATTTTTTCAAATCCAGTTTGCAGTCTTGGACTATTAGCTAATCCAGCATACAAACCAGCGGTAGGACTAAATCCAGCACCACGTTGTTGCGTTTGAGCCGCCGATAATCCACCTTGCAACAATGATTGACCAACATTAGCACCAGCAGTAGCCGCTCTACCACCCAACTGTGCGCCAATATCCAAAGGCTGTTGTCCAAGTTCTTCAATAGTCTGACCAGCACCCAAATAGGTTGTAAAGGGACTCAATGCGCCAACCTGACCAGCTTGATACTGACCTAGCATCCCTGCACCAGTACCAAACAAGCCAGCACCAAACGCAACATTCTGTTGACCAGCTTGCTGTGCATTTGCCGCCAACTGAGCATCCTGTTGGGCAATAGCGTTGTAGTAGGCTTCCATCTCAGGTGTAGTAGCACCCAATCCAGCCGCACCACTTGGTCTAGTGCCTGTAGCGCCTACAGACAAACCGCCACGACCTTGTTGGAACAACTGGTTCTGCAACTGAGCCATCTGACGTTCACGGCTAGGAGCAAGCAAATCCTGTTGTTTAGCCATGTATTGAGCCGCAACCTGTTCAGGACTCTGTGCAAGATACTGCTGACCCAATCCAAACAAGCCTGTAGCCGCAGTCTGTAGGGGAGCATACTGTTGTTGAGCCCGTTCAGCTTGATCTAAAGCACCACCAGTAAGACCCATCAAACGATCTTGATATGCCCTTAGTTCAGGACTTACGTTATAACTAGCGCCTGACAAATAACCACTAGGGTCAAATTGAAAGTTGGAACTACCATAACGGGTAGTAATCCCAACAGGGCGAAATCTAGCCGCTTCAGCCGCTTGTCTAGCCGCATCACGTTGAGCCGCCGCAGATGTATTTGCCGCCGCTTCTGTAGCAGACGCTTGCTCTTGCGCCCCTAAAAATCCTAATACTGCACTGAATGGCATATCAATCCCCTTTAATCAAAATCTCATCCACTTTAGACGGATCTTTCTCGTCTGTGGCATGAATACAAAACCAAACACAATCAGTTATCGCCTTAACGCCATGCGTCAAGCCAGCCTTAATTTCAATGCAAGCAGGAGCAGTAACAATATCAATCTCATTCCCACGCAACACCGCAACCTTACCTTCAGCCAAGATAGACAAGTGACTGAAGTTATGGGTGTGTTTCAAGATGGCAGTACCCGCAGGAAACCTAGCTTCCTTGGCATACAAACCATCAGAAAAATGGTGGGTAATCATGGCATTGCTGCTTTAAGTTGATCTGTTGTTGTTGCTGCATCAATGGCGGTCTGCATAGTGGCGTACTTGCCACGTACCGCTTGTCTTGCAGTCTCAGCAGCTACTGCTTCAGAGGGAATGGTTGCCTTGACGTCCAGCGGCGCGAACTCAGCAGCGCGGGCGGCGCGGCGAGCGGTGTGGGCGATCTCTTTCGCCTTGGTCATGTTGATGGAAATCATGCTTCCTCCTTCACAGGGAACTCGTTGGACTCAGCGCCAACACCATCGGTCAATGTGTTGACATCGACTTCCCAAGCGTTGCGGAGAGTGCGGTCAGACGGAATGTCTGCCACGTCCACGATCTTGTAAGGCTTGCCAGCAGGAACATCCTTGGCAGCAATCTCTTCAATCGTGTGCTCTTGCAAGCACTCGGGGGTTGGAATAAGGACGGACACGCCGCCTTCGTCGTTTTGAAAAATGATTCTTTGGTTCATGATTTACTCCTTTGGTTAGCGGAAGATGGCAACGTTTGAATCGCTTGCATCTGCAAGCGCCCCGTTGTCTGGTCTAGCACACAAAATTTGTATGCTTGTAGTGCTGCGAGAAGCGCCAACGCGCTGTGCCCAAGACCCGTTGGCACCTGACCCAGAGTCATTACCAAGACCCACAGTACAAGCGTAGTTTGCATCTACGATTGCGCTGGTAAAGTTAACTGTGTAATTGCCTGTTCCGTTATCCGAAATGGTTGACACGTTGCCGCTTGCGCGAATAGCCACAGTGCCAGTGCCGTTGAAGTTGACCCAAGCCCTTGCCATATACAAAGGCGCAGTGCCTGACACAGTAGGAATTTGAGCCGAGTTAATATCTGGTGTTGTCAGCGTTGGACTTGTTAAAGTTTTATTAGTAAAAGTCTCTGTCCCTGCAAGAGTAGCTAAAGTGCCAGTTGTAGGTAAAGTTACGTTTGTTGCGCCTGTCAAAGTTCGAGTGTAAGCAAAGTTACCAGAACCTGTAACAGTCATTGCTGCATTGTTTGCAACCCCTGTACCGCCTTGATCTGCCCCTAAAGTACCTGTACTCACCAAACCTTTAGATGCGTCTGTGAACACAGGCTTAGAAGCCGTCAAGCTAGATAAAATTGGTTGAGAAGTTAATGTTGCTACACCTGTTAGTGTTGATGTACCAGTAACAGCCAACGTAGGAATCGTTACCGTACCTGTAAAGGTAGGACTTACTAAATCTGACTTAGTTGCAACAGCAGTTGCAATATTTGCAAACTCAACATTGATCTCAGTACCTTTAACAACTTTTAAAGGATTACCAGATGCAAGTGCATCCTTGGTTGCAAAATTTGTTGTTTGTGTGTAATTTGACATTTTTTTCCTTATGCAATCTTGCCATTTTTGGCTTGAAGTTCAATCTTTTGAATGGATAATTGATTGTTGTTTATATCCATCTCAACCCCTATTTGAACAATTTTCCCCTTGCTGCTTGCATTTGTTTCTATTGTTGTTAATGCAACTCCAGAAGTGTAATACGCTATTACTGTGGCATTTGCACCATATTCAGCAGTACCATATTCGGCAGTTGTTTGACTAGGTATATTTACTTGTGCAGAGTAATAACTTCCTGTGAAGTCATATCCCCACTTTAATGTTACCAATTGATTAGAACCACCAACAACAATAACCTTTATCTTCTTCAAAATAGAAGTGACATTTATATCACCAAGGTCAGCGTTATTTGTATAGTATGCCAATCTATATGAAGTTGCATCGTCCAAGTATGTGCCGTATTTTCCAACATACCCATTCTTGCCAATCAACAAATCACCATTACGTCTTGCACAAAAAGATGTTGGCTCAATACTGTCCCAAATTGTTGACCTAGAAGAACCATCTTGCATGATTCCTTTTGTATCAAACGCATAAGTGTATTTTGATGTTGGAAGATTCAACAAATAAAGTGCATTTGTTTCAGAATATATAGCTTTAATATTTGATGCAGTTTCAGCAGAAACAGCACTCATCAAATCATTACGCACATTCTTAGACAAGTCACGCTCAGGAGAAGACTTCTCTTGAATTGTTCTCATCAATGATCTGACACCAGAATTAGATAAGAACAGAACATCAGTGCTGGTAGTCTGAATGCTATCCCTTGCAATACAACCAATGCCCTCAACAGTATCACTCAATTGCATTGAAGCTGGTGTAGTTGCATTTTGATAAATCAGAATCTGACGCTTACCAAAGATAAACAAAAAGCCATTGTGTGCAGCAAGTCCTGTAATCTCATCAGCACCATTGACCCACACACGGTCTACATTCAAAGAACCTGATGTACCTGTTGACCAAACATGACCAGCAATCAAATCAGAGAAAAAGACTGTTGCATTGTTGGTTGTAGTGTTTGCTGCCCACAATCTACCAAAAGCAGATATAACAATATTTGCTGATGGAACTGTAGCTACGTAACCTGTCTTTTCAGATACCCTGCGATATGTTGTAGTTGAAACAGTAGGATCAAATATCAGTGGATCATGGCCTGATTGAAAGAAGTATGTGATGCTATTAAGTGAAGCACATTGCCAATTGTTAGCGGTAATGGTTGGTGTTGTACCACCACCCCCATAGGTCAATTCAACCACAGCATTAGAGCCATCAAGTTTGAATAACTTTAAATTTCCAGCAAATAAAACAGTCAAAGTTCCATCTGCTTGCACTAATTCATGGATGACAGTTACATCATTTGCACCTAAAGCACCACTAGAAGAATTTACCTTAGAGTATCCTTTGCGTGAACCAATACGACCATACTGGTCAATGATTGCATTTTGAGCAACTAAGGCAAATCCAAGAGACAAATCAAGAGGCGATTCTTGGGTATTCAACCCTTGAAAGCCGGGGGCTGTTAAAGAATAAGTCTGTAGTGCTTGACTCATGTTGCCACAAACTCTTGATTTTCAGGATAGCGAGTGCCTTCCAATGCAATGTAATCAGCCAACATTGCTTTGTAAAGCAAATAAGCCTCAGATGAAGACAGACCACCATCTTCACCACGTTCTACCAATGCACGAGCATAAGCATTCTGAGACACTAACGTATCAGCAACAGAAACAACAGTTGCATCTGATGACAACGTAGCCTGTGGCACTGTCAAGGCAAATTTGATCGTGTATACGCCATCAGGTATTGGGTAAAGATTTACCTTAGTGTCGTAGCTACCATCAACACCATCAAAGGCAAATTCTGTAGGTATGGAATTAACAAGTGGCGTAAAGTTTAGCTTGCGGTTCATGTCCACAAAACTGATGTTTATGAGTCCCACATTGCTTGTGGTGTTGATTACATCCATCACTTGAAACTTCTGACCAGCACCTGTCAGAGAATAAGCGGGTGTAGATGCTACAGTGGTCACTGTAATGGTTTGACCCAAAACATTCCAAGCAAAAGCATCTTCAATCTGACGCTTTGCATCATTTACAAACTTGCCAATTAGGGCAGAATAAGAGGTTTCGGAAACAGTAGAAACTGTTGTTTCACGCAATCTTACGAGTACATCGTTAACTAGTTCAAGGTAGGTCATGCTCTACTCAACCCTTCTTCTTCAAATGTTGCTATAAAACTGAATGAACTTGCAGACTGAGTAGTTATTTTTAACTTATCGCCTTCTTCAAAAACAATGTAGGCATTGCCATCAAACTGCAAATAGGTCTTTGATGAAAAATCGTAATTAGTCAATATATCAAGGGTTGTATTAGCACTTGCGTCAAACCATTGAACAGTTATATGCTTGGTAGAGCCACCTGTATTGTGTATATACATTACAGTAAATTTAGAGTAATAGCCAGTAGGACAGGTATAGACTGTAGTGTCTACTGCCGCTGTGGGACTAACTCCAACTGATAATGCTCTCATTTCGCTTTTGCCTTATTCCTTGCGGAGATAGCTTTAGCTTTTGCCTTTGCGTCAGCCTTTGAGGTTGCACCCCATGCCTTGAGCGAAAGAAGCAGTCTTGTTGGTTCACCATCCTTGTACTCTGCACCAGCATTGTTGCCCATGCGAGCCAAGAAACTTGCTCTGCGAGGGTTATCCCCCGACTTTACTGGCGGCTTCAGATTACCCCCAGTTTCCGCATTATAAGACGATCTACCCTTGGCATTCAAGCCGCCTTTTGGATTTTGACCAGCTTTTGTTTGCCAAGTGGGTGTTTTCATCTACTTCACCTTTTTAGGCTTCTTTGCAGTCTTTGCCGCCTGTTTGAAGTCAGCCGCAGTAGGTGCAGCTTTAGACCCAACCTTATTCATTTTCTCGCCAGACCCTGCCTTAATACGAGCCTGTTTTGCATTGATGTTGGAGTAGAGTCCAGCTTTCATTTCTTCTTAGCCTTTCCTGCAACTGATAATGCAATCGCAATTGCTTGGTCTTTAGACTTGACAACCTTGCCATTCTTACCAGAGTGCAAAGTACCTTCCTTGAACTCCCCCATTACCTTCTTGACCTTTTTCTGAGATTTAGTCATTTTCATAGGGTTTCTCCTTAGTACAGGATTTTGGCTGTGATCGTGCCAGACACATAAACTGTGCAATTTGCTCGCAAATACTTAGGAGCATTGGCAACTGTAATCATTCCATCAGCAGTTAAGGCTGTACCAATGGTTGACCAATTAGTACCATCTAGACTGCCTTGCAAGACAACAGTAGCTGATGTAATGCCTGAAACTTGCAAGAATGCTGGTTGACCACCATCAACTTGAACGGCTTTAGATGCACCTGTAGCGCCAACAGCACTAAGTAGGGTAACTGGAGCAGAGATTGATGACATTATTTACCTCTTGAAGATTTCTTCATCATGTTGGTAGCAGTCCTACCACCACGCATAGGCAAACCCATTTTTGGCTTACCAACTGCAACCATAATAGTCACAGGAACGCCCTTTTTCTTGCCGTATTCTTTGGCTTCTTTCTCGCCTTTTTCAGAGTAGGGGAACTTCTTTTTTCCGACCATTGGCATAATATTCTCCTTATTTCCAGACACGATCAGCAACAAAGGTAACGATACCGCCCATGAATGAAGCGATAGTCATACCCATCCAAAAACCACCTTTGCCCTTATTGGCAAGTTCAAGCAATGCTTTTACGTCTTGGCTAAGTGAGTGCATCTCCTTCTGGAGAGCCTCGACTTGAGCCTCTAATTTGCCAAATTCTCTGGCATCAATATCAGACATTTGCTACCTTTCTTGGTCTTCCCATACGCTTAATTGTGGGCATGACAGGCGCAAATGCGGTATCTGTTCTAGTATCTGATTCTACAGATTCTATGGTTACTTCTGGTTCATCTACTCTAACATAACCCTGATGACCCTTCATAGAGTCAATGTCATGTTGGAGGGTAAAAGTTACACAATTACCCGACTGTAAACAACGAAAAGTAGCCATAAAACCCCTTAAATGAGAAAGGGGGGACTAGCCCCCCCATCCTTAAACTACAGCACGACCAATGATAAGTTGTAATGTAGTTGCACCCAAATCAACTGAACTGCCTGTTGGGTTGTAGGTCACGATAGTCACTGTGTTAGCGGCTGAAACATAGGCTCTACGAACCAATCCAGCTTCACTGACACCAACTGACATACCAAGAACCATGTCACCTAAGACAACGCCTGCAACAGTTACTGTGTCTGTAGCTGTAGCTGTAGTAGCGACTGATGCGCTATCTAAAGTACATGAAACATCCCAAGTATCTGTAAACAGACCACGAAATTGATCGTTTCCACGGCGGGAAACTACTGCTGTTGCTGCTGCCATTTTTGTTTCTCCTAATTAGGTTAAAAAAGTCCCCC